TCAGGTGTGGTTGCTGCATTTATGGGATTTAATGCGTATGCTGCAAAAGCGGAGCCAAAGAAAGCAAGCATACAAATGGAGGGAGATTGATGTTACAAAGCGTAATTGGACCAATAGCTCAATTAGCTGGTAGCTGGCTGGACGCAAAGACTACAAAGCAAGCTGCGGAAGCTAAACTAAAACTTACAGAGGCAGAGGCTAAAGCAAAGATACTTCTAAGCAAAGAAACTTCTGTTGCTGATTGGGAACGGATCATGGCAGAAAACTCTGCCGGGTCGTGGAAAGACGAATTTTTTGTAATTGTTCTAAGTATTCCTATGATTTTATGTTTTATTCCGGGTTTAGAGGGTGTGGTGCATCATGGTTTTGAGCAACTGTCTATGGCCCCGGATTGGTATATGTACGCTTTGTTAACTGCAATATCAGCGTCATTTGGTTTGCGTGGATTTAAACAATTTTTGGGTAAGAAATAATGAAGGTAAATGTTGGATTAGCATTTGCAATGATTGTGCAGCTGGTTGCATTAGTGTGGTATATTTCCGGGCTTGTGCATGATCTAGAACATTTGCAAGGTACTGTATCAGCGCAGCAAGACTTGCTTAATATTATAGATCAAGACGTAAATGATCTGTGGGCTTTCTGTACTTTTACCGAAAACAAGTGGGCAGAGGCTTACACAAGTGATATGGTGTACGAAAGATTGTGCGGAACAAAGGAGTTTGTTAATGAGTAAAGCATTAAAAAAACTTCAAGAAAAGTGTGGTGCTAATGCTGATGGAAGCTTTGGACCTAATACTGCAAAAGCTATTTGCAATCATTATGTTTTAAATGCAGAACGTGGCGCTCACTTTCTGGGGCAATTAGTACATGAAAGCGGCACGTTTAGGTATGTAGAAGAAAACCTAAATTACAGCAAGGAAGCAATATTAAAAGTATTTGGTAAATACTTTGAAAGCGAAAGTGACGCGGAAACGTGCGCTAGAAACCCACAAGCATTAGCAGATCGAGTTTACGGACACCGATACGGCAACGACGGACAAGGATACTTGTGGCGTGGGCGTGGATTTTTGCAATGCACTTTTAAAGAAAATTATGCAATGTTTGCTAATGATATGAACTTGCCAGAGGTTATGACAGACCCAGACTTAGTTGCAACAGATTATCCAATGGAAAGCGCATTGTGGTTTTTTAAGCGTAATAATTTATGGGATATTTGTGATGTGACGCCAAGCGATGATTCTGTAAAAGCTCTTACAAAAAAAGTAAATGGCGGTTATAATGGATTAAAACATCGGCAGAAAGAAACACATAAAATATATGGGTGGTTAAATGGCTAAAAGCACAGTCAACAAATCTAACACTTATACAAAGCCAAAGATGCGTGAGCGTCAATTTCGTTCAATACTTAATAGTAGTGTTCAAGGAACAGCCGCCGGAAAGTGGTCGGCTCGGAAAGCACAACTCCTTGCAAAAAGATACAAAGCTGCTGGTGGAGGATATAAGTCGTGAAAGCTCCGCAACGATCTCTGATGAATTGGGGAAAACAAAACTGGCGTACTAAGTCTGGTAAAAAGTCTAGTGAAACTGGTGAGCGTTACTTGCCAGAGAAAGCAATCAAGGCTTTGACCCCAGCAGAGTATGCTGCGACTACACGAGCTAAACGTGCTGGTGGTGGCACTGGTCAGACTGTGCCACAGCCAAAGAAGATTAGAGACAAGACAAGAAAGTATCGGAGTTAGATATGGCTAAGACAGATGTTAAATCATTGCTTAATCGCTACGGACTGCGAGAGGTAAATCAGCCACAGAGATTAAATGATAGTACAGATAAAAGTCATCATGTCTTGGCTCGTATTAAAGAAGGTGGTCAAACTAAGTATAGACATATTAAGTTTGGACAAGAAGGTGTGGAGACAAACAAAAGCGCTAAACAAAGAGAGGCGTTTAAATCGCGTCATGCACAGAACATTGCTAAAGGTCCAAGCTCTGCTGCATATTGGGCAAACAAAACTAAATGGAAAGCTTCAGAAACTGGTTAGGAAAATTTAATGTCTGAGAGATTAGAACGTAGCCTGATGAACCAGGCAAAGAAAAAAGGTCTTACTGGTAAAGAGAAAGACAAGTATGTATATGGTACGTTGACTAAGGTTGCCGGACCAAAAGGAAGTAAACGAGCAGGAGAAACTGGAAATGTACGGAAAAAAACGTAAACCTAAAAAGTCTATGATGAATGGCGGCTATGGCAAAGGGAGTTAAATATTAATGGCAAAAGGGGTTAAACATTACTTGCCTAATGGCAAAGAATACACCGGGGCTACACATAAGATGCCAGACGGCTCTTTGCACACTGGAGCAAAGCATACAAAAAGCAGCCAGGTCTTGTCGCATAAAAAACCAAAGTCGATGATGAACAAGAAGTAGCTATGGTCTTGGCATAGGTTTTACGTAGTCTTTGGAAACTACGTTAGTGCCTTTACAGAAGATAGCTACGTCTTTGCCATAAGGCTCTAGTATATTTGACATATAATCTATACTGTATGAGCAATCATCAAAGCTTGGAAGCAGTATGCTTGTCTTTACTTGTTCACCTTGAACAGAGTAAATTATCATCATAAAAGTAAAATACGTTTTAATCATTTTGTTTTTGCCACTCCAGCAACTTAGAATTTTTCAATTTAAAATCTGCATCTTTTATTTTTGAAGCAGCCGTTGTAACAAAACTTTTAATTTTATTAACGTCCTCTTGGGTAAAATTTTCTACATAATCGCCAAGTTTTATGCCTAAAAATGATGGCGTTTCTTCATCATATATTAAAGTAATGTGTTCTCGTAACTCTAACCTACGTACTTCTTTTATCATTGTAATCACCTCATAGTTTTATTATTGTCAGTCAGGGGCAGTAAAGCTAGCGTAAGCAAGCTACTTAATCCTATATTGTAAAACCTTACTGCCCCACGATTTCTTTCCAAGGCTCTACAGGTAAAGTTATATGACGCTTACGCTCTACAGTTCTGATTGTAGTCTTACCCTTACCGTTTGCCCTATGAAACTCCACACCCATCCTATACGCAAGTGTGCGTAGGTTTGACGGATCTATGCCTAATTTATCAGCAGCAGTTTTTATAGTATAATCTTTATACTGCTCAAGAAGTTCTTTTGTCTCGTAGTAATAACGAGTTTTCAAAGCTGGGTATGGTTTCATGGCTAAAATGGAATTTCATCCTCTCCCAAGGGAGGTTCAGTTGTTTGTTGTTGTTGCAACATTGGTTGCTCTTCCATTGGTTTATTAGGAAATAAAGGGAAGCTTGCAACTTTAGGCCACATTTTTGGATCATCTCCGTTTCGATGTTGTAGTTGTACGCTCACAGATATGCCATGATCTATCATTGCTTTCTTTACCCTCTCAGCTACGGCAAGCGTAGCCTGGTCAAAGCGCTTGTCCTTTGGCACGTTGATCCATGCTGAAGCTCTCATTTCTACAGCCTGTCCGTTGTTCATAAAGCCATCTATCGTTAGTGACTTTACTCCTAGTGTTGGTCTATTGCTCAAAGCTATTCTCCTTTTCTGTTAATCTTTGCACTAGCCTTTGAAATAATTGTGGATACTGATTTTTAAGCTCGTCTAACCAAGCATCATCAGTTTTTCTATCAACGTCGGCAAGCTCTCGTTTGGACTTTGCCGCCTGATATTGTTCGGTAAGGTTTTTACACCATGCTACCCACTCACCTTGGTTCTGTGGCATGCCGTTTGTCTGTGCTTGCGTGTCATCTATCGCCTGTTCTTTTCTCTTGGCTGCAACAAGCTCATTGGCTGAAGCATAGCTACCACCGTGTAGCCCAATGGATGCTAAGGCTCTACCTATTGCTGAGGTTTCACAGTTCTCTATAGCGCTTGTTTTGTTTACGTTTGAAGATCCTCTTATTTCTTCAGCGTACCCACTACCGATTATCATTCCGTCTTTGTTCTTAATGAAGGCTTGCACTATAACACGTTGTCCATTGTCATCAACGATATTCGTTTCAATGCCCATATCAGTACCAAAAGCTTTTCGGAAAGCTTCAACACGTACAAATACTTCTGTGTACTTTTTACCGCCACGTTGCGTAACACCGTGAGTACGGTTGAGGTCGTTTACCTCAGCCATTGCTTTAATTAAATCTGTCATCTTTTACCAAACAATCCTTTCGCCATCATAAAAAACTCAGGCGCTAAATCACGCCACACAAAACTGTCTGCAAAATGCGGATCAGTTAAATTAAGCAGATCAACTACATCATCTGCAACTTTCATTAATTTTTCTCTGCGTCTGCAAGCAACCGATATATCGTGCAACGCATGTTCTAACTCTTGTTCTGTAGGCTGTAAAACTACGTAGCCTAACCGATTAGCATAGACAATCTTAGGCACTATCTTTGACAAATACCAATACCCGGCAAGCTGTGTAATATGCGGTGCTTTGATTTTCTTGGGCAATGAGTTTGCTCGTGGGCTGTCCGTATGTGCTTGCTGATCCCACTGTGTCTTTAGCTCTACACGACCCTCTCCGTAATCTGGTTTGCCGAAGTACGGTAGCTCACAATGCGGTATGTTTCCGTGTAGCTCTATCTCTCCACCAATACGGTTAGCACCTGACATTGCTTCACGTATGCCACTAGCCGCGTTTTCACAGACCAAAGAAAACTCAGCCATTGTAGGTTCTTTGGATTTCTTACCTTCAGCGTCATAGCAAATGTTTTCTCTATGAGCTAAAACAGCCTTGTCTACATCGTGGTCATGCCAATAGGGTGGCTCGTATCCGTGTAGCATATTGATTGCTTCACCGTAGGCTTCCGTTACGTCTGCATCTTCCACGAGCAACATATCTGTATAGACTTGTACGGCTCTACCACTGACCATGTTTGTGTTGTCGCTGTATTGTGTTTTGCCTTGTGGGTCTTTGTAGTACGCACTGTCGTACAATACTTTCCTTGCCCAACCCTGATCGCCCTCAATGTCACCGCGTAGTATTGCCCACGCTTTATCACGCATTGGGCGCAGCACTGATTTGTCAAAGAATGTCCAGGCATCAGGTGTGCTTGGATTGCTATGCCACTTGTAATTGAACCTATCAGCCCAGTCTGTTTTTCGTATGCCCATTTGTTATACCTCTTGACATTTTGTGTTAAAGATGCACGATATGTCAAATATAGTCAAGGGGTTTTATAGATGAAATTAGAAGAATATCGTAAAAACGCGAACATGACATTGAAGCAGTTAGCTGAGAAAGTAGGTGCTCCACATGCTACCGTTGTACGGCGTTGGTGTTTGCCTATCGACCACAAGGATTACAAGATACCATCTGCTAAGTATATGAATTTAATACAAGATGCAACGATGGGGCAAGTTACGCCCAATGATTTTTACAGGTGATTTATGGGTGGCAAGGCGAGCAGAGATAAGGGCGCAAATTTCGAGCGTGAGATAGTAAACCTACATAAATCATGGGGTGTAGACGCGGAGCGTATTCCGTTGTCAGGAGCTGTCAAAGGGAATTATTCGGGTGATTTGAAGATCGGCCCACAACAGGCTTTGCTTGCTGAGTGCAAGCGAAGAGCCAGAGCATACCAGGATTTGTATGATGCTTTGGATCAGGACGGTAGCGATATGCTATTTGTTCGTAAGGACCGGGGGCGCACGTTGGTTGTGCTGCCGATTGAAACATATGAAACATTCTTAGAATGGATTGGCTGGAAAAAAACAACGGAGGAATAAATGCCATATACACAAACAGGCGTAGGTTACCAAAAGACCGACACAAGCAAAGAAGCGGCGAACAGTAACTTTAAAGGCAAGCTAACGATACGTGATCGAGTGTATCAGTTGCTTGAGAAAACATCAGTATCATTATCAACGGAAGATATAGCGGAGCTATTGAACGTACCATACGGCTCAGTGCAGCCACGTTTATCGGAGCTACAGAACCAGGACAAGGTAGTTGACAGTGGTGAGCGTGGTAAAACTAAATGGGGTAAGTCATGTATAAAGTGGAGGGCAAAATAATGTTTGAATACAAAACACTTTCTTTTGATGAACAAGATCAAGTAATGTTTGAATATGATAGTAGAAATCCATCAATATTAAATCTTACAAGTAGGCCAGAAACTAATTATGAAGAGAAACTTTCATATGAAGATTTAAAAAAACTACAGAAATTTATCTATGAGATTTGTTGTAAAATGGAGCAAGCTGGCGTGGTTGTGAAGAAAACAGTTGGAGGCGCGAAATGACTGTAGTTTATCAGCTATCAAATGGTACAAAGTATGAGGTTCAAACTGAGGATTGCAAGTATTGCGGTGGCGATGGTTTTTACCTGGCAGAAGTACCCTACGTAGACTATTACAATGGTGGCTTTCTCAAAGAAGAGAGGCGCTGTTGTGAGGAGTGTGGAGGCAGTGGTTTCACTGTTGTTGAGAATGAGTAGCATGGCTTGCCGGGCTTGTGGTCGTGAGCATGATGTTAATCGAGGTGGCTGGATTATTCTGGCCACCGGGGATTTGATCTGTGACCCGGCAGACAAGCCAGAATGTTGGGAAAAGATCAGTGATTATTACATCCAGAAACGTGCTCAAAATCCTACGTTGACCTACTCTGAAAATATGGGGTTGACAAATGCCAATACGTAAGTACGCTAACGCGAGGTCTACAGACCGAGATAGTGATTACAGTGTAAGTGAATACAGTGCTAATCACAGTGTATACACTGAAACTACTAATAATATACATAGTAATAGCACTGTAATACATACAGACAGTGTATACACAGACACTGTATTACAGCAGCCAAGTGATTCGGTTTTGCCTACGTTGACTAAGTCGGCTCTGCAGCAGACGTTGACCAGGATGCAGCCCCGGTACAAACTTGGCAAGGCGAAACGGAAGAATGATCCCCTGGCGTGGCGTATCGAAAAAATCCTACGTAGACTAAGACCGATGCTATCCACAGAAAATTTTATAGAAGTGTCTCAAGAGTTCACTATGTCAGACCCTATGCAGCGTGTAGCACTCGCGGAGAAGCTTGAGAAATGGCTTGAGCTAAGTTTAGATAGGCAAGGGTAGGCAAAAATAAAAAGCCCCATTTCTGGGGCTTCTCTGTGGCTCTGAGACGTTATCTATTCTGGGTAGTAAGCTTTTTTATGATTAGCTAGAACGTGGTCAGCGTAATAATATAAAGGCTCGCCATGTTCGTCAGCTCTTGGCCTAAACTTAAACGTTTGTTGAACCTTGTGCATTTGAAATTGTAAATTGTGAAGGTTGCTTGTGTCAGTGCTAAAATTCTCTGACATGTCGTTTAAGATTGTTTTAGTGGTATTGTAGAACTCCAGAAGCTCTAAAAGCTCATTCTCTGTAAATTGTGTTTTTAACTTATGTTTAGTCATCTTTAACCTCCAATTTGGTTTCCTTTCTTTGTATACCTCAAGTCATGCGATTGCATGAGAACGCACCGCCTAAACGGTGCTATCTGATACAATCAAATTGTTATAAATTGCCATGCGATAACCATTGCAAAGATTAAAACGCATATGGCAACGTCGGTAAGTTTGATGTTCTTGATGATTGTTATGAGTTCTGAAATTGTCATGACATATCCTCTTCTGTAGCAAAACTTTGAAAATAACTTTCGAATTTCCAAAAAAAAGTATCTAAAACGTCTATAGTTTTTGGATCATCAAAACCCTTTTTTTTAAAATGCTCTTGAACTATTTTTTGTTCATCAAGTAATTTTCTGACGTAAATGGCACAAAGTTTATTAACTAAAACTGTGTTGGACTCTTCGTTTCTGTTTAGAATGTATTTTTTTCTGTTCATTATGCGGCCTCCATATCATCTTGTAATTCTGAAAGCGCATCTTGAGACGCTACCAACAAAGTAGCAAAAGCAATTCTACAAGCGATAGATCCGAATGTGTCTCCGTCTTGTGCAATGCCTCCACAGTCCTCTAGGTATTCTTCACCTCTATATGTATGTTGTTCAGCGCAAAAGTTTATGGCCTTGCCGTAATAAATGCTGATTTCGTGATTGTCACAGATTTCGTGTATTCTGTCGTAAGCTTCATCAAAGCAACATGTTTCTTCGTAAGCTTCTTTTGCAATGGACATTGCTTCTTTGTATAAGTTCATTTTGTATACCTCTTTGTTGTTATGCCTTCATAATACATAATTGACATATTGTGTCAACAGTAATTATTTATTGTGTTAGATTGTGATATGATCTATATAGAAAATATACAGAGTTCTTCGCCTGTTAACTTTGTATGCCTCAATAACTAGCCTCTACCTGGTTAGGTTTAACACTGCGACGGTAGGGGCCTTTTTGAAGGGATCAAGATTGAGTAGACGAGCAGTAAACACAGTCATTATGGAAAAGATAGTTGATCGTCTGGCATCAGGCGAAACGCTTGTGGACATCACAAAAGATAAGGCAATGCCAAGTTACCGGGCTGTAACCAGGGCTGTTGCAGCTGATGAAGAATTGTGGTCGCTTTATCGTAAAGGGCGTATTCTCCAAGCTGAGTATTACGCGGACAAAATCAATGGGCTTGCAATGGAACCATTGCCTGAGGGAGACGTGCGGTTTCTCAATGCTGAGGTAAACAGACGGCGTTTAGAAATAGATACACTGAAATGGACAACGGCTCGTAATCAGCCATTCGGAATACGTGACAAGAAAGAGGACCAACCGCAAGCACAGACCTTCACGATTTCATGGAGCGGAGGGGATACCGCTGTTAATGCACATGATGATGAAGAGGTCTTGCATTGAAAGCACTAGCCAACATCCTGAGTGACCGAGGTACGCGCGTGAAGAGCAAAACGTTTTCGCATAATATGTATTATGTTAACAAAACGCCGTATTTGCTGTAGTTTGCCGCATTTTTGGCGATACAGACCCCCCACCCTCCCAGAATCACCGCGCCACTTCTTACTACATAATATACCTGCGGAGCAGTTACCGTGCCACACACACTGACCCCAGACCAACACGCAATGCTAGGTCATCTCTCAGAGCTGCGGAGAAGCGTTGTAGAGGGCGAAAGCCATCGGGAGCAGTTTGAGGCTGCGGTATTGCTTATTGATCTGTACGAGGCTATCTTAGAGTTAAATGGCATATTGATATATGAAGATCAGGAGAGGATTGTTCGGCAGTGACGCATATAGAGATACCGTATCAGCCGCGTCCGTTGCAGATGGAGTTGCACAATGAGATGCAAGAGAAGCGGTGGGGTGTTGTTGTATGTCATCGAAGGTTTGGCAAGACTGTCTGGGCGATCAATCATATATTGAGGCACTCTCTTCTTAGCAACAAGAGTAACCCAAGGTATGCGTATATGGCTCCGACGTATAGGCAAGCTAAGAATGTGGCTTGGGATTATCTAAAGCATTTTGCTGGTAAGATACCGAATGTGAAGTTTCATGAGACGGAGTTGCGGTGTGACTTGCCTACTGGTGGTAGGATAAGTTTGTTGGGTGCTGAGAACCCAGATAGTTTACGTGGGATATATTTGGATGGGTGTGTGATGGACGAGGTTGCTGACATGCCGGAGAGTGTGTTTCCAGAAGTATTAAGGCCGGCATTATCTGATAGGAAGGGATTTTGTATATTTGTGGGAACACCGAAGGGGCATAATGCTTTCTTTGATTTTTATGAACAGGCTGCATCGAGTGATGATTGGTTGTCGGCGGTGTACAAGGCGAGTGAGACTGGGATATTGGATGACGAGGAATTGGATGCTGCTCGTGCTATGATGTCTGTAGATCAGTATGCTCAGGAGTTTGAGTGTAGTTGGAACGCGAATGTGCCTGGTGCTATTTATGGCAAGGAGTTGGAAGATGCTACGATAGGGGGTCGTGTAACGAATGTACCCTATGATCCTAGTCACAAGGTAGATACCTGGTGGGATTTAGGTGTTGGGGATAGTACGGCGATTTGGTTTACGCAGAACGTGGGTCGTGCTGTTCATGTAATAGATTATTATGAGAATAGGAATGAGGGGTTGCCGCATTATTGCCAGCTTCTTAATTCTAAGCAGTATTTATATGGAACGCATAATGCACCGCATGATATAGAGGTGCGTGAGTTGGGGAGTGGTAAGAGTAGACGAGAGGTTGCTTGGGATCTGGGTTTGAATTTTAGGGTTGTTCCTAAGCTTCCTGTTGAGGATGGGATACATGCGGCTCAGATGCTGATACCAAGGCTTTGGTTTGATCGTGATAAGTGTAAGCAAGGGTTGGAGTGTTTGCGTCAGTATCATAGGTCGTATAACGATAGAACGCGGACGTATCGAGCTACCCCGGTTCATGACTGGTCAAGTCACTCAGCCGATGCGTTTCGATACCTTGCGGTAGGTTTAAGAGAGAGTGGGCCGAGTAATAAGGCCCCACAAGTACAGGCGGTGATGGATTATGACCCATTTGCAGCTTGAACCGAAACAATATTGCGTAGCGCAGATTTCGGACGTGCCAGAGGTGGTTGAGTTGTGTGCGAGGTTTCATAAAGAGAGTTGGCAGGTGTTTGCAGACTTTGATTATGATAAGATGACGAGTTGGATTGTTGAGAGGGTGCGAAATGAAGAGGATCAAATCTTCTTGGCAAAAAAGCACGGAGAGGTCATAGGTGTGTTAATTGGGATGATTTTTTCGTTTCCGTATAGTAACACACTAGTCGGGGGCGATTATATCTGGTATGTTGTACCTCAAGAGCGTGGTGGAATAGCTGGTGTAAGGCTTATGAAGATGTTTGAAGCGTGGGCTAAAGAGAATGGTGCGGTTCGTATTATGACAGGTGCAACGTCTGGTATTGCGTCAAGCAGGGCTGCTAGGTTAATGATGCGTTTAGGCTTTGAGCCTATGGGTTCGTTTATGCAGAAGGAGATATAGTATGGGTAGTTTGTGCGGCAGTAGAAGAAGCCCCGGAGCAAGACCACCTGGAACAAACAAAAGTGGTTTACGAAAAATTACTGATGATGTTTTGATGGATACTGGTCTAAAGCAAAAAGACGCTGATTACTATTCTCGATTGCCTGGACGTGCAGCGGCTGCACAAGCAGAGCAAGAACGTCTTAGAGAACGAAGAAGTAGGGATCGTAGAAGAGAAAGAGCAGCTACAGCTACTACTGATACAACAACAGAATCAGTTGCTCCTGTGACGCCGACTGCACCAACAACACCTACACAACCTACAGCGCCGACTACCCCCACTCCCCCACCAGCACCCCCACCCTTTACAGAAACGGTAGATACAGGTGCGGATACAACATATAAGGGTGGAGATGTAGGTGTCGGTGATGTGATTGATAATCGTGTTGTTACGAGCGAAACCGAGGCTGACGCTATTGAAAGTACTGGCAAGGGTAGAGTTTCAACGATTGCAACAAGCGCAAAAGGATTGCTTGGCACTGGCGCAGCTGGAACAGTTCGTAGGCGAAGATCTCTTATGGGCGGTGGTTTAATCAGATGATTATGTATCGTAGAAACATTGCTGGCGAGATGGGTGCAAAGTCGGCACAACCTGCAAAGCGTCGTGCGGATATGACGGTTGATCCTTTAGAGCGTCTAAATCAAAAGATGGCTGGTAGAACGCAAGGTGGTTCCACAGAAGGGTTGGCAATGACTAACAAGAAGAAAAAACGCTCTTTAATGAATAATTATGGAATGATGTAATGCCACAGATCTTACCGTTGATAGCGCAACTTGATAGACGTTATAAATCTTTGCAAAGCTCACGCTCTAATTGGGAACGTCATTGGCAAGAGTTAGCTGATTTTATGTTGCCGCGTAAAGCAGACATAACCAAGAAAAGAACGCAAGGTGATAAACGTACAGAGTTAATCTATGACGGCACAGCGATCCATGCTGTTGAGCTTTTATCGTCTAGCTTGCATGGTATGCTTACATCTCCTAGCACCCCTTGGTTTTCTATGCGGTATCGAGATCCATCACTACAAAATGACGATATGGCAAATGAGTGGTTGGAATTGTGCTTGGATCAAATGTACCAAGCTTTTAACAGATCAAACTTTCAGCAAGAGATACATGAGCTTTATTATGATCTTGTAGTGTTTGGCACTGCTGCTTTCTATGTTGAGGGTGACAAAGAGGGCTTGCGGTTTTCATGTAGGCATATTGCAGAGATTACGGTAGCAGAAGATGCAAATGGCAAAGTAGATACAATCTATAGAAAGTTTAAGATTTCTGCTCGTGCTGCGGCGCAGCGCTTTGGTGAGGAAACATTGCCAACACAGATGGCAAAAGATTTTAAAAATGAGCCACACAAAGAGCATGAGATAATTCATGCGATATATCCGCGTGGAGAAACAAAAGGTCGTAAGGCACAGAACAAGGCAATAGCGTCTGTTTATTATCATGCAGACACTAGACAGTTATTGTCTGAAGGTGGCTTTGATGATTTTCCGTTTATGGTTCCGCGTTTCGTAAAAGATAGCGTAAGTACGTATGGCAGAAGTCCAGCAATGAACGCACTGCCAGATGTAAAGATGCTAAACAAAATGTCAGAAATAACAATTAGAGCAAGTCAGAAACAGGTTGACCCACCTCTGATGGTTCCAGATGACGGATTTATGTTGCCTGTACGTACAACACCGGGGGCGTTAAATTTCTACAGAACAGGTACAAGAGATAGGCTAGAGCCTCTTAATATTGGAGCAAACAATCCTCTCGGTTTAAACATGGAAGAGCAAAGACGTAATGCAATACGTCAGGCTTTCTATGTGGATCAGTTGTTGATGTCGCAAGGGCCAGCGATGACAGCAACTGAAGTGTTGCAACGTAACGAGGAAAAGATGCGGCTTTTAGGACCAGTTCTCGGTAGGCTCCAATCCGAATTGCTCCAGCCATTAATCTCCAGATCCTTTGCGTTGCTGCTCAGGAATGGTCTCCTCCCAGCTGCTCCTGAGCAACTACAAGGCCAAGACATTGATATTGAGTATGTCTCACCGCTTGCCAAGGCGCAGAGACTTACAGATTTACAGTCAATGTTGCGTGGCTTTGAGGTAATGATGCAGGTAGCAGAGATTGCGCCTGTGATGGATTATCTCGATGATGACAAGCTTGTGCAGTATCTTGTAGAGGTTACAGGTATCCCGGCACGAGTTATTAGAAGCAATGAAGAAGTAAGGCGTTTACGTGAAGAAAAGGCGGCGCAAGAAGAGGCGCAGCAAGCAATGCAGCAACAAATGATGCAAGCTGAGACAGCACAGAAGGTAGCGCCATTGATTAAAGCAGCAGGGTCTGTTGACTAATGAAAGAAATAGAAGAGTTAAAATTGGCTTATAGACGCACGTTTAATACAGAGGACGGCGAAAGAGTATTGAGTGATCTCAAGTCCCGATTTGGATTTGAGGCAACCACGTTTACTGGCGATCCATATGAAAATTCATTTAACGAAGGACAACGAGCAGCCGTGCTGTTGATCGTCAGGATGTTGTCTGAAGGGAAGGAACCACAATGAGCGAAGAGGCAATCCAAGATACTGGATCTCAAGAAGCTGTACCAGAAGCTGTTGTAGCAGAAGCTGCACCAGAAACCGCACCAGTTGGCTTTTTAGAAAGCTTACCAGAAGAGCTACGTAATGAACCATCACTACGAAACTTTACGGACCCTAGTGCGTTAGCGAAAAGCTATGTTCATGCACAACGCATGATTGGAGCCGACAAGGTAGCCATACCTAGTAAATCTGCAACGCCAGAAGAATGGCGTGAGGTATTTTCAAAACTTGGCGCACCGCAAGAAGCAAATGCTTATGAGTTTGCAGAAAGCGAAATTTCCGTAAGTGAGGATCTTGTTGGAAACTTTCGTGAACGCGCATTGACTGCTGGTCTTACAAATGCACAAGCAAATGAAATGATGGGTTTTGTCAGAGATACAATTAGTGGCTTGGAAACTGATATGACTGAGACCACAGAGAAAGCTTTGCATGAAGGTGAGCAAGAATTACGTCAGGAGTTTGGTCAAGCGTTTGACCAGAGACTTGAACTTGCACAAATGGCAGCAAGAGATTTGCTTGGTGATACAGAAATATTTGATAATATCACTTTATCGGACGGACGAATGTTAGGGGATCACCCAATGGTTGTAAAGATGTTTTCGCAGTTAGCGGAACAGATTGGAGAAGATAACCTTGAAGGCGCACCATCAGAGCTTATAATGACACCACAAGAGGCTCAACGTCAAATTTCAGAGATGACTAGACGTGATGGGCCATATTGGGATAAGATGCACCCAGAGCATGACACTTACATTCAAGAAGTGTTACGTCTCAGGGAGTATGTTTAGTGGATAACCGCAAGGCCCACGAGAAAGCTTGTAGACAAGCGGAATAGCTGCCCTAAGCAGTAGCATTGGCCCCTCTGGGATAACCAGGCGAAGCAAACCCGAAACTGAAACTGTAAAGGAGAGACGTAATGTCAACCCAAATTACTACAGCTTTTGTCAATCAGTTTTCTTCAAACGTCCAAATGCTATCGCAGCAAATGGGTTCTCTATTGCGTACAGCGGTAGATTCAGAAAGCGTGAATGGCGAAAAAGCTTTTTTTGACCAAGTGGGTGCAGCTTCCGCTGTCCTACGTACTTCACGCCATGCGGATACGCCGTTGGTGGAAACACCACACAGCAGACGTATGGTAACAATGTCAGACTATGAGTACGCTGACTTGATCGATGATCAGGACAAAGTGCGTTTACTTGTTGATCCGACTTCAACCTACAGCCGTGCAGCAGCAGCTGCCATGGGTCGTGCTATGGATGATGTAATCATCACAGCGGCTCTTGGTACTTCAAACACTGGTAAAGATGGTAGCACTTCTACAGCGCTTCCATCAGGTCAGAAAATTGCTCATGGTTCTGCTGGTTTGACAATTGCCAAACTAGTAAGTGCTAAAGAGTTACTTGATGCAGCAAGTGTTGATCCGTCAATACCGCGTTTCATCGTTGTATCTCCAAAGCAAATCAGTGATTTGTTGAACAACACAACCGTGACTTCAAGTGATTTCAATACCGTAAAAGCTTTGGCTCAAGGTGAAATCAACTCGTTTGTGGGCTTTCAATTCATCGTATCTAACCGTCTAAACACAGACAGTAACAGTGACCGTCAGGTTATTGCGTTTGCATCAGATGGTATTAAGCTTGCTGTTGGTAAAGAGCCAGCCGCACGTATTGATGAACGAGCCGACAAGTCATATTCAACGCAAGTCTACTACTGTCAGTCTATCGGGGCAACTCGCATGGAAGAAGAAAAAGTAGTAGAAATTGCTTGTAACGAGTAAGGAGACTGATAAATGGCTACTGTTTTTTCGACACAACGCACTAATTCACGAGCCACTCCAGCCGTGATGAACAAAGCTAATGAGCTAGGTGGACGTATCCGCGTTGCTCATGGTACTTTTGAAGCCTCTTCTTTAGCGTCAGGTGATGTTATCGAGATGTTTATCTTGCCCGATGGAGCAAGATTGTTAGAGGGATCACTTGCACATGATGCAATGGGTTCATCTACAACCTTGTCTGTAGGTTTTGCTGCACATACAAATGCAGCTGGAAGCGCAGTCAGCGCGTCAGCAGCAGCGTACAAAGCAGCGGCTGCATCTACATCAGCGCAGAAGGTAGACATTCTTGCTACACTGGCTCTAGGCTCAGGCACAGAGACAGATACCAATGAAGATGGTGTTGCTATTACAGTTACTATGGGCGGCGCTGCCGGAACTGGTACTATAGAGCTAACCATCAAGTATGTGGTTGACTAATTAGGATGGGGCGGTTCGCCGCCCCTTCTTTTATATGGAGATAGTTAATGGCAAGTACGGTTGATATAGCTAACTACGCACTTAATCTTTTAGGAGCGTCAAACATTTCTAGCTTTTCTGAAAACAGTAAAGCGGCTCGTGTTGTTAATCAGTTTTACGAAGGAACGCGAGATGCGGTGTTTAGATCACACCCTTGGAATTGTTTGATTGTCAGAGCAGAGCTTGCACAAGATAGCACAGCACCTAACTTTGGGTATACGTTTCAGTACGCACTTCCAGCAGATCCATTTTGTTTACGAGTTTTAGAGTTCAGCAATGGCTCTCTGTCATATCCACAAGACAACATGACAAACAATTCTGGCGGTCCTGTGTTTGCGATAGAGGGAAGAAAGCTTGTGACTGACGAAGGTACAGCAAAGATAAAGTACATTGCAAAGATTACAGATCCACAACAGTATGATCCAAGCCTAATACAAGCGCTATCTGCTCGACTAGCATCTAACATTGCGTATGCTATCACAGGTTCAAACAGCGTCGTGCAAACAATGTTTGCCAAGTATGAAGCTGAGGTTAAAGAAGCTAGATTTAACGACGCTACAGAGAGCGCTACACAGCGCTTGGAAGCAAGTGACTTGATTGAGAGTAGGTTCTAGGAATGGCAAGAAGCGCCCCTGCTCTTAGTTCTTTTACTGCTGGTGAAATAAGCCCTAGACTAGAGGGTAGAACGAATATTGAAAAATATCGTGAAGGATTATCAGATCTTACGAACATGGTGGTGATGCCGCACGGTGGCGTTACAAGACGCCCCGGCACTGAGTATTTAGGTGAGGTAAAGAGTAGCTCAGTTAAAACACGGCTTATTCCGTTTCAGTTTAAAACAAGTGATACGTATATTCTTGAGTTTGGTAATCAGATTATGCGAGTGTTTCGTAATGATCTACAGGTCTTAAACTCTTCCGCAAAAACAATTACTGCCGCAACAAAGGCAAACCCCGGTGTATTTACAAGCAATAGTCACGGTTTTAGCAATGGTGACGAAGTGTTTGTTGATAGCTTAGGCGGTATGACAGAGGTAAATGGTAGGAATTATTTAGTAGCAAATTCAAGCACTAACACGTTTTCTCTGCAAGATCTCTTTGGAAATGACATAAATACTACGAGCTTTACAACGTATACATCTGGTGGCACTGCAACAGAAATCTTTGAAGTAGCAACGCCATATGCTGAGGCTGATTTGTTTAATATTAGATTTGCTCAATCTGCGGATACAATGTATATTGTGCATCCATCATATGATATACGCACCTTAACAAGATCGGATCACAATAATTGGACTTTCGCTACACTTTCTATTTCTGGGTCTCCCTCACCAGGATTGAGTGGATCTGATAATAGGCCAAGTTGTGTTTCGTTTTTTGAGCAAAGACTTGTATTCGCAGGTACAAATAATAATCCGCAAAGTATCTGGTTTAGTAAAAACGGAAATTATGAAAACTTTACCGTTGGCTCAAACGCTGATGACGCACTAATCTATACGATTGCGTCAAATCAAGTAAATGCAATTCGTTATCTTTCGGCAACAAGAGTGCTTACGATTGGTACATCTGGCGGTGAATATGTGCTTACGTCAACAAATGATGGACCTATAACACCCACAACAACATTGATACGTAAGTATTCAAACTATGGATCAGCGGCAATAGAGCCTGTGCAAGTTGCTGATGTAACGTTGTTTGTGCAACGTGGCGCACGTAAAGTTAGAGAGTTTAAGTTTGTTGGTAATGTTAATACTGGTGGGTATTCTGCCCCTGATATGACGATACTTGCAGAGCATATCACAGATGGCGGTCTTACACAGTTTGCGTATCAACAAGAGCCAGATAGTGTTGTGTGGGCTACAAGAGCAGACGGTACGCTTTTAGGAATGACATATAGACGTGAAGAAGAGGTTGTTGCTTGGCATAAGCATGTAATCGGCGGTGCTTTTAGCGGTGGACAAGCTGTGGTAGAAAGCATTGCAACATTGCCGTCTGATAGTGGTGAAGATGAATTGTACATGATTGTGAAGCGTACAATCAACAGTGTAACAAAAAGATACGTAGAAAAACTTAAATTGTTTGACTTTGGCGCAAATACAACAGGTGCTTTCTTTGTTGATAGTGGATTGTCGTATAGTGGCGGTGCAGTGAGTAGTTTATCAGGGTTATACCATTTGCCGGGTGAAAGTGTATCTGTGTTAGCGAATGGTGCAAGTCATCCTGATAAAACGGTTGCATCTGGTGGTATTGCGCTTGATTTTTCTGCAACAAGTGCATCTGTGGGCTTTTCGTTCACAAGCAACCTAGAAACATTACGTATTGAAAGTGGTTCTGTTGACGGCACAAGTCAGGGTAAACCAAAGCGTATTCATGCAATCACATTAAGATTGTTTGAAACAGTAGGTGTAGAAGTTGGTAATGGCGCTGATGACTTAGATCGTATACCATTTAGAGATAGTTCTATGGATATGGATACTGCCATACCATTATTTACAGGAGACAAAGAGATAGAGTTTCCTGGTGGGTTTGAAGATGATGACCGTATTTTTGTGAGGCAAACGCAACCACTGCCATTAACGGTGTTGGCATTGTTCCCACGCATGAATACATTTGATTTGTGAGGTAGATTATGGGCGCTGTTTGCACAGGAATACAAGTTTTCACAGGATTAACTGGCGCTATCAAACAGAAAAATGCGTCTGATAAAGCTGCTGAGAAAGCGCAAGCTGCGGCAAACTTTAATGCAGAAATGATTGAGCGCGATATTGGTTTGCTTGAAAGACAACGCGGTATTATCAATGCACAGTTTGCTATTGATAAAATTAGAAATCGTGAAGAATTTGAAAGAACTATACAAAGTGAAGTAAGGGCTAATACTGGGTACGCTGGCTTTGATATGAGCCGAGGCACACCACTCGCTTTATTACGAATTAACGCAAGAGAGTTTGATTTTTTTGACGCTCAAAATGAATTTGATAATGAGATGGTTAACTTGCAAATAAGTGACGCTCAAGAAGAGGCTCGTTTAAATGCCGAGTTAGCACGTATGGAAGGTGGCGGCGCTGCTGCTAGTTTACGTGCTCAAGGTACAGCGTCTTTGATAAGTGGGTTAGGTCAAGTAGCACAACTTGGATATGAAAGAAACTTTTTGGGTTCGGGTCAATCTTTTGCGTCAACATATCGTCCACCATCACGTTCACGTTCTTTAATAGGGTAATAACATGAGAATACCAGTATATCGAGCAGAAGGCAGAATTAGTACAGATATGCCGGGGCGTCCTATACGTGCAAGGCGAAGTGTGGCTAGAGAAGCTGAACAAGAGTTGGCAAAGGCTGCACCAGCAAAGGCTGCATTGGCTGCTGTTGGTGAGTATGCAGCAACTCGCTACAAGATGGAAACAAAGAACAATCTTGATAATGCGTTGTTAGATGCACAAGAGGCGTTGCGTGAGAGACGTGAAGAGCTTGCAAAATCAGATCAATATGGCAATGTTCTTGATGGTGATGATCCAATATGGACGCGAGAAACAAGTAAGCTGTATCGTGATTTATCTGAGAAAGTAGGGCGTGATAGATATGCACAGCAACAGTTTCAGTCGCAGTTTCGTCAGTTAGAGATACAGAATAGATTTGCATTACGCGGTGACATTGATCGCCGTGTTGAGATTGCTTCTCTGCAAAACAGAGAAAGAAAACTAACAGACGTTGAAAACCAAATAGCAAATGGTCAGGATCTCAGTGTCATATCTATGGCATTGCAAGGTGTTGTAAACGATACACAGAAAATGGCACAGATAAAGGCTGGTGATCTTAGCAGTCTTACAAAACAACAATACGCTATGATTTACAACGGTACGGTACGTGCGCTCACAAACTATGCTAATAGTTCAGAAAGCGGTGTACGTGCTATTGATGAAGTAAGACGTGCGTTACGTGATGGATTACCTGCTGACTTATTTGATCCACGCCAAGAAGAAATGCCTATGGGTGAAAAAGCTATAACATCTTCTCAAGCTGCATACGTCTACGGATTAATGAAAATGCTTGATCCATCAGATCAAGTAAAGATGTTAAAAGCTGTTGGTGGTGAACAAACTTTTATAGAAGGTCCAACTATTGCAGAGCAAAAAGCACAAGATCTTGCTGAAATTTATAGAAGTGAATTATCATTATCAATAAGTGTTTATGCCGACAATTTGCCTACGCAAACCTTATCTGAAGAAACAATTACAAAATTAGAAACATCTGTAGCAAGCATACTGCCAAACATAGAACCCAAAAAGGGGGCTAAAATGGTAGAAGATCTTAATGATTTAAAGCAACTTAATTCTTTGAAAATTGGTTTAGGGCGAGAAGCTACATTAAAAAATATAGACGCTTATGTTGATTTCTACGCAAAAGGAGTGCAAGGGCGTGGTGGCGAAGGTATTGACACGAAGTTTGAAGAAAAAGCATTGAAAATGGCGGTTGATTTGCGAGATGCCATAACAACGCAACTTGACGTAAAAGGTGACGCTATTGCTTTTGCTGAGGCAAATAAGATGGACACCGTAAATATAGAACCTGTGGATTTATCTATTGAAGCTATAAACACAGGTCAAAGTGGTTTGGAAAAAAGAATAGAGGCTGGTAAAAAAATTAAGGATTTAAACGGACTTAACTATACGCCAATACTCTCTCAAGCAGAAGCAGATATAATGATACAAAGCATTGAAGGTGTTGAGGCGTCTGATGCGGTTGCGTATTTACAGCGCATGAAATTGTTTCTTGCGCCAATGGATAGAGCATTTCTCTTTGAAAGTTTAAGGCGCAAAGGATTATCAAAAGAATATGTACAAGCGATGTTTATTGATGATTTTAAGATTGCTGGTGATTTGATTGCTACTAAAGATTTAGAGTTAGCAGAACTCAAAAAAGGTTTGCCGTCTATTAAAACATCAGGCACTACAGGTGTTACACAAACACTTAACAATCTGCCTTTATTTGAAGATTATGCTGCTGCATACGTAACAGGTGGTGACGGTGCAGCTTCTATAAAACTGCTAAATGAGCAACGTGATATGGCAGAAAAACTTGCGTTTTATTATGTAAAAACACAAGATATGGAAGTGGCTGACGCTGTAGAAAAAGCAGTAGAAAGTATTTTCCCCGGTGATGTTTTGGTTGGCAGAAATGAAAACCTTATTGTGCCAAAAGGATTTAAGTCAGAGAATGTTTCAACATCTTTGCAAACGCTCGTGAAGCCAAATGTATTAGGCCAATTTGATATTGTGCCATTATCAGACCCAAGATATGAGGGCTTTCAAAATCTTGCTGTTAGTCAACAAGCATTAATAAACAACGGTAAGTGGCTTAACAACGGCACTGGTGACGGTGTTATATTGCATTACAACTTAGAGGGTACGTTTATACCTGTTCTTATAGGCGATGGAACACAAGCTTTTGAGCTTATGTTTAAAGATTTAGAAAAAATGGATTTGTTGGCTCTTATGGCAAACAAAGAAAAGCTTACACCTAAAACAGTACAAGAAAACTTTGCTATTGGATACAAGAGCAGACCGACACAATACACTGGCACAGGAACGTTAATTGTAGAACCAACACAAACGGATATGCCTGGGTTGGGTGATTTAGATGCAGAAGCAAAAAAACGAATAGATGAAGCGCAACAGCAGTATTTTCAGCAATAAAGGTAACTAATGCGTCCACGTCCGTTAAATCAAGATAGTGCAGTAGTCAGGGCTACCGGGTTTGCTGATTTAAGTATTTCGGCTGGGCAAGTATTTAAGCAAGCACTCGAAGCTCCCACCGTGGGCAACTTACTGTCTCAATCGTACAAAACATCTAACAGTTTATATAACAACGCGACAGAAGAAGAAAAAGAAGAGTTTAGAGAACAACAAAGACAGCGTGATTTAAGAAAGTCAGGGCTTGAAGCGCAGTTAGATATTGAAACTGATCCTATTAAAAGAGAGCAGCTTCTTGGTGAAATAGATCAGCTATACAAAGAAAAAGAAACACAGCGCGATTATTACTCTCAGAAAATGATTGACGATGGTAGGTTGATTACTACTGAAGCATTAAACGAAGAATACGGTGACTTCTATACGTTTGACAAACCAGAGTCACGAGAAGTAGCAGAAATGCTTGTTAAGAATGTACGAGAAGAGCTTGTACGCAATGCAATACTTGAAAAAGGTTTAGATGGTGTTGCTGGTTATACTGCGTTGCTAGGAGGTGCATTGCTTGCGGCTGCAACGGACCCTATAGAACTTGGTGCAGCATTTATACCGTATTTTGGACAAGCAAGACGTGCAGCTACCGTTGCTCGATTTGGCAAAATAAAAGGGCGTACTGCTATAGGTGCTGCGGAAGGTCTTGCCGGATCTCTAGTTACAGAACCTTTGTACTACGGATTATCGCAACAACTACAGCTTGATTATAGCATGGGCGAGGCATTGCTTAATGTTGGCGTAGGAACATTGCTTGGGTCTGGCATTGGTACTATCGCTGGCTTTACCGCTAGACGGCTAGATATAAAAGAGATTGCTCGTGATAGTGGTGTGCCAGATGACATATTTCCTGAGCCACAACGTATTAGCGAAGCAGAAGCATTAGCAAAGTCAGAACGTACACGGCAAAACATTCTTAGAAACTACAAGATACTAGGAAAACATAATGTAGCCAATACTGTCTTGCGCCAGTTTGTGACAGATAATGAAATAGATGTAAGTCCTGTTTTGCCAAAATCTATGCCACAACCAATGGACTTAGGGAGATTTGTAAGACAACAAGGCGGTATAAACGATCAGGATACAACGTTTCGTGGAGAGCTAAAAAGCTTTGACGTAAAAGGTATCAAAGGTTACTACAGAGGTCAGACGTATGTTTCTGGTATAAGCAACCCAGATGGCATGAGTTTAGATCAAATGGCAGAGCTTGCACATGAAGCTGGTTATTTAAAAAACAGAGATACAAATGAGCTTATAGACAAGCTACGAGAAACCTCAAAGGGCAACTATACTTTTGCAGAACAAGATCAAGACCTAGCGTTACAATGGCGATCTACCGTTGCAGCGCAAAATGATTTTGAAAAAGAAATGGCAAATCGAGAAGCCATACGTCAACAGATTAAAGAAACGCAAGGTCGTGAGCTTACAGATGAAGAGGTAGCGATTATATCAGACCGTATGATGCGTACTGGTGATGATATTGAGGAAGCTGCTTATGATGTTGGTATAAAGCTTGAACAAGCAGAAGCAGAGTTTTTAGCTCGCTATGCTGCATCACCGACAAACGATGTAGGTGCAGATGTAAACTCGGCAGAAAGATTTGACGAATTGTTGCCGCAAGTGCAAGATGAATTTGAGTTTGATGCTGAGTTAGAGCAAAACGAAGCAATCATAAGACAGTATGAGGAAAACGGCGATTTAGATGCAGAAGATCTCAAAGAGCTTGAAGAGATACGTCAGATAGAAGAAAAAGCTGAGGCATATCAAGAGCTTACAAGAGTTGCAGCTATTTGTACGGCGAGGGCGTAATGGCAGATTGTTTAAAACTTATAGATGACGCAAACAACGGCAGACTTACAGATCAAGAGCTATCTGATATTATTGAGGATCTGCAATCTGCTAAAAACGCACAGAGAGCCGCAAGTAAGTTAGAGTCCGTAGAAGAAAACATATTTGAGCGTGGTGCGTATCTTATAAAAGAAGCAGAGCTTGCTGCTAAGATAGAAAAACGCAATCGTTATATAAATATTTTACGCGAAAAGAATTTGCTTGAACTAGCAGATCGAGCAGACAAAGCTGTAAACGATCCGTCATTAGGATTAGAAGCGGCGTTGGTTGGTGTAAACGCTGGTTTTGAAGGCGCTCTTAGATCTGTTGATAGCCTTATGAACTCACTAGGCGGTCAATACTTTGGTGGTTTTACTGCCGACTTAAAAAAAGCAAAGCTTCATACTGAGTTTAATACAATGCGCGGAGATCTTGAACTAGAAGTCTCAAGAGCATTAGCAAATTTAAATAAAAAAGTGCCAGAGACAGATATTAATGCAAGTCCTAAAGCACAGAAAATTGCAAAGATTATGTTTAAATATCAACGTACTGCTTTGCAACGAGAAAACAAAGCTGGTGCGTTTATACGATTAAAAGAAGGTCGTGTTGTTAGAGCAAGCCATGATCCGCGTAAAATGACAAACGTAGGTAAAGATGCGTGGGTAAAGTATATGTCAGAAGAGGAACGTATAAATTGGTCAAAAACAGCTAAAGGATCTTTTGATCTTTCGGATGAAAGCACTGATTTAACGTTAGCGCGAAAAGTTGCGGCTCAAAGAAAAGCTTTTCTTGAAAGATCTTATGAAGCTATAACAACAGGCGTAAGGCTAAGTACCGATACTACAGAACTTTCTAAAGCATTTACAGGGCCACAAAACTTAGCAAAAGCTAGAAGTGAAAGTGCTGTGTTTACTTTTAAAGATGCAGATACTTGGTATGAGTACGATCAACAGTTTGGACGTGGTTCATTGCGTGAGGCTTTTGTGCAAGATTTACAATCATCATTTAGATCTATTGCTTTGTTAGAACAATTTGGCACAAACCCAGAAGCAATGTTTAAAAAAGCGCAAAAGAAACTTCTTAAAAAATACCGAAGTGATCCTAAAAAAGTAAAAAGATTAAAACGTGAAGGTTCAATACTTAACTTTGACGCTATGATTGCCGAGGTTACAGGTGACGTAAACATTGGATCTCACACTAAATTAGCTCGTTGGTTGCATGGATATAGAGCAATACAAACGATGGCAAAACTAGGTGGTGCTGCTGTGTCTGCTTTTTCTGATGTAGCGTTTATGGCATCAAATCGTATGTATCAGGGTCGTAGTCTTATGGACGCTTGGGGTGATAGCTTTAGTGCTTTGTTTCGAGGCATGAACCAAGGTGAAATGCGTGAGTTTGCAGATAGACTTGGAGTTGGCTTAGAAAGTCAGTTAGGTGATTTTATGTCACGGTTCAATGCCTCAGATGATATACCAGGCAATACATCAAAACTGTTAAACAAATTCTTTAAGCTAAACTTATTACAGCCTTGGACAGAAGCTAACAAGCGTGGTGTTACGCTTATGATTGCTAATGATCTAGGCAGAGAGGCTAGTAAGACTTTTGATAATCTTGCGCCTGATTTGCAACGGCTGCTAAGTATCTATGGCATAGATGCGGTCAAATGGAACGCGGTACGCAAGGGTGTAAAGAAAGGACCAGACGGTAGGGATTACATTGTGCCTGGTGAAATACCAGACGAAAGCGTTAGAGAGAATATGTTTAACTTGCTTACAAACGAAGCAGAGTTTTCCGTACCATCTCCCGGCGCAAGAGAACGTGCAATACTACGACAAGGATATAGACCCGGTACTTTTGCTGGTGAGGCAATACGTTTTGTCGGTCAATTCAAATCTTTTGGTGTGTTAGGTATTACTAAGAATATAGGACGCCATGCGTATGGCACAGGAGCTAAAAACAAACGTGAGATTTTTGCCAGAGGTGTGGGTGGCAATCTGGGCTTAATAAACACGATAGTTGGCACTACCACTATGGGTTACTTTGTTATGCAAGCAAAAGAGGTTATGAAGGGCAGAGAGCCTAGACCAGCTTCACCAGAAGCTTTCTTAGCTGCTGCATTGCAAGGCGGTGGGCTTGGTATATACGGCGATTTCTTGTTTGGTCGTGCAACTCGATTTGGTGGTGGCACACTGGAAACAGCGATAGGGCCGGGCATATCTGCTGGATTTGAGGGAATAGATTTATTGCTACGTACAAGAGATCAGCTACTAACTGGTGATGAAGATGTACGTGGTGATGCAATACGGTTTTTAAAAAGCAACACGCCACTGGCAAATTTATTTTATACGCAACAAGCACTTGATTATATGATATGGTATCAGTTGCAAGAAACAATCAACCCAGGGTATCTACAGCGTATGGAACAAAGAATACGGCGCGACAATAATCAAGACTTTATAGTACCGCCATCAAGTGTCGTTGCGACAGGTGGAGGTTTTAGATGACTGTTCAAATCATTAAATTCGTGGTAAAACACTCTTAGTAGAGGATGTAACATGACAGTAAGTAGTAGCACAAACAAAGTAAGTTACAGTGGCAACGGTTCGCTAACCACGTTTGCTTATACGTTCAAGATATTTGACGAGGATGATTTAACAGTTATTCTTAGGGCAGCAGATGGTACTGAAACAACACAAACTATAACGACACACTACACAGTAACAGGTGTAGGCGTAGCTAGCGGCGGTAACGTGGTGTTTGGCTCTGCTCCAGCAAGCGGTGTTACGGTAGTTATCATACGTGAGCAGCCTCTTACGCAAGGTCTAGATCTCGTCCCTAATGATCCGTTTCCGGCGCAATCGCTAGAAGAAGCATTAGATAAGTTAGTCTTTATGACACAAAAGCATGAGGAAGAGCTAGGACGTGCTATCAAGGCGTCACGTACAAACACGCTAACTGGTTCTGAGTTTACGATCTCTGCAACAGATCGAGCAAACAAAATCTTTGCTTTTGATGGATCTGGTAACGTAAGCATTACGCAAGCGATTGGTATATTTAAAGGGAACTGGGGTGCATCTACGAGCTACGTGGTGCGAGACATTGTAAAAGATACAAGCACGAACAATATCTTTATAGCGAACACAGCGCATACTAGCTCTGGCTCACAGCCACTAACAACAAACACCGACAGTGCAAAATGGGATTTGTTGGTTGATGCTGCATCTGCAACAACATCCGCAACTGCTGCGGCTGCGTCTGCGACTACGGCAACGACTAAGGCAAGCGAGGCAGCAACAAGCGCTACGACTGCAACAACTAAGGCTAGTGAGGCTGCAACGTCAGCCACAAATGCAGCTGCAAGTTTTGATAATCTTGACGATAGGTATTTAGGCGCAAAGTCTAGTGACCCATCAACTGACAATGACGGTGATGCACTGATAACAGGAGCGCTATATTTTAATACAACAGATGGTGAGATGAAAGTTTTTAATGGTTCTGCGTTTATAACCATTACTGTAGCGTCAAGCAATCAAGCTAATATAAATGCGGTAGCTGGAAATGCAACAAACATAAATTCAGTCGCTGCAAAATCTAGTTTGATAACGTCTGATTTTGTAAGTGATTTAAACACAGTTGCAACAACGGCTGTAATTGAAGATCTAAACATTTTAGCAACATCCGATATTGTGAGCGATTTAAATACACTCGCAACATCCGATATTGTAAGTGATATTAACACACTTGCTACATCAGACATTGTGTCAGATTTAAATA